AAAACAATGAGTTTAGATTTAGATGCCATTAAGGCAAAACTTAACCAATTAACAACCACGAACGACAGAAAAAACAATTATTTCAGACCAGAACCTGGTAAGCAAAGAGTAAGAATCGTTCCTTACGTTCACAGAAAAGAAAACCCTTTCCTAGAAATGTATTTTCATTATGATATTGCAAAGAGAAGTATGCTCTCTCCAATAACATTTGGCAATGCAGATCCAGTAGTTGAATTTGCTGACAAGTTAAAGAAAACTGGTGATAAAGATGATTGGGTTATGGGTAGAAAAATAGAACCTAAAATGAGAACTTATGTTCCTGTTATCGTAAGAGGTAAAGAATCAGAAGGCGTTAAATTTTGGGGATTCGGTAAGACTATTTATTCTGAATTATTATCTATTATAGCAGATCCTGATTATGGTGATATTACCGACTTAATGAATGGTAGAGATATTGATGTTGAATTTACCCCATCAGAAGGGCCAGGACAATATCCAAAGACTGCTATTAGAGTTAAGCCAAATACATCAGCTGCAACTGAAGATAAAGCAATTGCAAAATCAATCATGGATCAACCTAAAATTACTGACTTATTTCCAGAACCAACATATGAAGAACTAGAAAAAGCACTTCAAGAATGGATGAATCCAGAAGGAGCTGATTCAGATGTTAGTCAAACAAAAGAAGCAGTAAAAGAAACAGCAACAGAAACTGTTACTAAGAAAACAGACGTAGCTGAAGCATTCAACGATTTATTTAACGAGTAATAAAGGACCAGTTATATGGCAAAGAAAAAGAGCGAACTGGAAGATTCGTTAGCCGCAACTCTTGCAGATAGTATCAATAAACAATTTAAAGGACAAAATTACAAATCAGCATTCTTTCTAGATGGTGACGAAGATGCTCCTACAAATGTTAATGAATGGGTATCTACAGGATGTTCAATGCTAGATCTAGCTATTTCAAATCGTCCTAATGGAGGTTTTCCTGTTGGTAGAATTACCGAAATAACAGGACTTGAGGCTTCGGGTAAATCCTTGTTAGCAGCTCACACCTTAGCAGAGACACAAAAGAAAGGCGGATTAGCAGTATATATTGATACAGAATCAGCTAGTAGTGCAGAATTTTTAACAGCAATTGGTGTAGACTTAAAAACTATGCTATATGTTCCATTAGAAACAATAGAAGAAATATTTGAAACTATTGAGACTATTGTTGAAAATGTTAGAAAGTCTGATAAAGATAGATTAGTAACTATAGTAGTAGACTCAGTAATGGGTGCATCTACTAAAATAGAAATGGCTATGGAATATGATAAGGATGGATATGCAACTTCCAAATCTATTATATTAAGTAAAGCCATGAGAAAAGTTACTAATTGGATAGCTAGAGAAAGAATATGTTTAATCTTCACTAATCAGTTAAGAACTAAATTAGGCGTATCTTTTGGAGATCCATGGACAACAGCAGGCGGTAAAGCATTACCATTTCACTCATCAGTTAGACTTCGGTTAAAAAACACCGGGATGATTAAAGCTAGAGTGAATGGAGCTGATCAAGTAGTTGGAAATAAAACCAATGTACATGTTGTAAAAAATAGAATGGGTCCTCCTAATAGAAAAATTGATTATGAAATATATTATGATAGTGGAATTGACAACTATGGAGGTTGGTTAAACATCATGAAGAATTTCAAATTAGTTTCTCAATCAGGAGCTTGGTATTCATTAGACGATGTTGATCCAGATACTGGAGAAGTTCTAGATACTATTAAATTTCAAAGTAAAGATTTCATGGAAAAAGTAATACAAAATCCTGAAATGAAAGATAGATTGTATAATAGAATTTGCGAAGCATATATTTTTAAATATCGTGCTGGTATTGATGGCGGTATCGACGATGTTGTGGTAGACGAAGAAGTTGTAAATGAAGAAGCATAATGAATAAGTATCAAGAATTATTTAAACAACTTCAAAAAGAAAAAGAAAGTATTAATCAGAGTCCTGATGATCATATTATGATTTTTGACGGACTCAATACTTTTATTAGATCATTTTCAGCAACTCCTTCAACTAATGAAGATGGTGAACATATAGGAGGTATTACTGGATTTCTATATAGCATTGGCAAATGCGTTAGAGATTTCAAGCCTTCTAGATGCATTATTGTATTTGATGGAGTTGGTGGATCTAAGCGAAGAAAAAAGATTTATAAAGATTATAAAGGTAATCGAGCTAATAAAACAAGATTGCGAAGACATGATCATCATTTTGCTAATATTGAACAAGAGCAAGAAGCTATGCGTTATCAATTTAGTAGATTAGTTTCATACTTAGATGCTTTACCTGTTACATTTTTATCTATGGATGGAATTGAAGCAGATGATACTATTGCATATATTACTCAAATGTATGAAGCTAAAAGTAAAAAAATTACAATTGTATCTACAGATCGAGACTTTTATCAATTGGTTAATGATCAAATTGAAATATGGTCTCCAATTAAAAAGAAAATGTATGATACAGAACGTGTATTAAATGAATTTGGAGTACATCCTAAAAACTATGTTATGTATAGATCGTTTACTGGAGACAAATCAGATAACATACCAGGTGTAAATGGGATAGGACCTAAAACATTATTGAAACATGTTCCAAATTTAAATTTAACAAAAGAATATGAATTAGACACATTATGGAAAACATGTAATGATAAAATAGATGAGTCTAAAACATATAAAAAGATATTAGATAATAAAAATATAATATCTGATAACTGGAGACTAATGAATCTAAAACTATTAGATATTCCAGCTCAAACAAAAAGTAATATTAGAAAAATAATGGAATCACAAATATCAGAACTAGATAAAATAGAATTTAGAAAATTATTTATGGAAGATAAAATGTGGTCTGTTATGAAAAATATGCCGGATTGGTTAAACAATACATGGTTATCATTGAGTGCATTTGCACAAAAAACAAAATAATTGGATTTAATACATATTTTTTATATAATAATTTATGACAGATAAGTTAAGTGAGTATGGGTGGTCATTTCAAATAAAAGTTTTAGCAGCAATGTTCGTTGATAGAACATTTCTTCAACAAATTGCTGATATTATACAAGCAGATTATTTTGAATCAGACGCAAACAGTTGGTTATTAGAAGTAGTATTAGATCATTTTCGTGAATATAAAACTCCTCCCTCAAAAGACGTATTAAAAGTTAAAGTTACAGAGATAGATAATGATGTTCTAAAAACAGCAATATTAGAACAATTAAAAGAAGTATTTAGATTTATGGAGTCAGACGACCTGACGTTTGTAAAAGATGAAATACTTAAGTTTTGCAAAAATCAAGAAATAAAACGAGCTATTATGGATTCAGTATCATTACTTAAAATGGGTAATTATGATGAAATTAAAAGTAAAATTGATGGAGCAATGAAAGCCGGCGCTGACACTGATATAGGACATGAATATAAAAAAGATGTAATATCTAGATATAATGAAGCAGCTAGACATACTGTAACTACTGGGTGGGATGTAATAGATGATTTAATGGATGGCGGATTAGCTCCAGGAGAATTAGGCGTAGTAATGGCTCCAGCTGGTATTGGTAAATCTTGGATGTTAATTAACATTGGAGCAAATGCAATAAGACAAAATAAAACAGTTATACATTATACGTTAGAATTAAATGAAAATTATGTAGGACAAAGATATGATTCTGTTATAACAGGTATTGCTGCTCAAAATTTAAAAAATTATACAGAAGATATAGAAGAAAAATTAAAAGATATATCTGGAGAATTAATTATAAAATATTATCCAACTAAATCAGTTGGTGTTATGGGTATTAAAGCCCATGTTGAGAAAACTATTATGTTAGGAAATAAGCCAGATTTAATAGTAGTAGATTATGCAGATCTTTTAAAAGTATCAAGTAAAGATAAACATGAAGCTCTGGAAGAGTTATATGAAGATCTTCGTGGTATGGCTGGAGAATATGGAGTTCCTGTTTGGACTGCAACTCAAGCAAATAGATCTGCATTAGAAGATGATATAATTGAAGCAGATAAAATAGCTTCATCATATGGTAAAGTAATGGTATCAGATTTCTTAATGTCATTGTCTAGAAAAGTAGAAGATAAATTATCAGGAACGGGTAGAGGACATGTTATTAAGAATAGATTCGGCCCAGATGGCATTACATTACCAAGTAAAATTAACACAAATAATGGTCAATTTGATTTCTTTGAACCACAAACTACACAAGGAAAGCAAACTACGCAGACAATGCGGACCGGAGAGACATTAGTAAAGAAAAATTTAGCACAAAAATTTAAAGATTTGGGCGGAAGTTTAGGATAGTATTTATATTTATATTAAATTAAAATGTAGGCCTTTCGTAGGGCCTATTTTCGTCTAAAAACAAAAAAATTAGGAGTCATAAATGAACATTTCAAATAAAATTTTATCAGATATTACAGTATACATGAAGTATGCAAAATTTATACCGGAATTAAACAGAAGAGAAACTTGGGACGAGTTAGTTACAAGAAATAAACAAATGCATATTAAAAGATATCCTGAATTAAAAGATGAAATTGAAGAAGTGTATCAATTAGTTTATGACAAAAAAATACTACCATCTATGAGATCATTACAGTTTGGTGGTAAACCAATTGAGATATCTCCTAATAGAGTTTACAATTGTGCTTACTTACCTATTGATCATATTGATGCATTTAGTGAAACAATGTTTTTATTATTAGGCGGTACTGGTGTAGGATATTCAGTTCAACGACACCATGTAACAAATTTACCTCCAGTTAATAAACCATATCCAAAAAGAAAAAGACGATTTTTAATTGGAGATAGCATCGAAGGCTGGGCAGATGCAATTAAAGTGTTAATGAAATCATATTTAAATGGTAAAAGTTCAAGAATAGAATTTGATTTTTCTGATATTAGACCAAAAGGAGCTCAATTAGTTACATCAGGCGGTAAAGCACCAGGACCACAACCATTAAAAGAATGCATTCTTAAAATAACAGGCATATTAGAGTCAAAAGAAGATGGTGATAAATTATCAACATTAGAAACTCATGACATAGTTTGTCATATAGCAGACGCAGTTTTAGCTGGAGGCATTAGAAGAGCTGCTTTAATTAGTTTATTTTCTGCAGATGATGATGCCATGATAGGATGTAAAGCAGGGCATTGGTGGGAAGAATCACCACAAAGAGGCAGAGCTAATAATTCAGCTGTATTAATGAGACATAAAGTAACTAAAGAGTTTTTTATGGATTTATGGAAAAGGGTTGAGTTATCAGGAGCAGGTGAACCAGGTATTTATCTTAACAATGATAAAGACTGGGGAACAAACCCATGTTGTGAAATAGCATTAAGACCTTTTCAATTCTGCAATTTGTGCGAAGTAAATGCTTCAGACATAGAATCGCAGGATGATTTAAATAAACGAGTAAAAGCTGCTACGTTTATAGGAACATTACAAGCAGGTTACACTGACTTTCATTATTTAAGAGACATATGGAGAGAAACAACAGAAAAAGATGCTCTAATAGGAGTATCTATGACGGGAATCGGTTCTGGCACCGTTCTAGGTTACGACTTGAAGAAAGCCGCTCAACTAGTAAAACGAGAAAACGTAAGAGTCGCCAAACTAATTGGTATAAATCCTGCAGCTAGATGTACGACAGTTAAACCAGCTGGAACAACATCATTAGCATTAGGAACTTCATCTGGTATTCATGCATGGCATAATGATTATTACATTAGAAGAGTTAGAGTTGGAAAAAATGAATCAATGTATAAACATTTAAGTGTACATCATCCAGAATTAATTGAAGATGAATATTTTAGACCTCATGACACAGCTGTAATTAGTATACCACAAAAAGCACCAGATGGAGCTATATTAAGAACAGAATCTCCATTTCAATTATTAGAAAGAATTAAGAAAATAGCAATGGAATGGGTAGTTCCTGGACACAGAAATGGATCTAACACTCACAACGTTTCAGCTACTGTTAGTTTGAAAGCTGAAGAGTGGGAAACAGCAGGTGATTGGATGTGGGATAACAGAAAACATTATAATGGATTATCTGTGCTACCTTATGATGGTGGAACTTATACTCAAGCACCATTTGAAGATATAACAGAAGACAAATATAACGAATTAATGCAAACGTTGAAAGATGTTGATTTAACTAAAATAGTTGAAACTGAAGATGAAACAGATTTAGCTGGAGAATTAGCATGTGCTGGTGGAGCGTGTGAGATACAATAATGAGATCAGACGATTGGATATCAAAATTAGAATTAAAAGAACAAATTGATTCTCAAAAAGATTTCTATTGGGAAGGTGGAATGATGATAATGACAAAAAACTATCATTTGAAGCGTGGTTATTGTTGTACAAACGGTTGTTATCATTGCCCATATTAATTTGGATAATATCAATTAATTTATTATATTAAAATAAAAAGTAATGAGTTTTATGTTTTTAGACCCATCTCATGTAGATAGGAGCATGTTTTTTCGATGTGTAAAAATAATTTCAAAAAAAGATAGTATTGATCTTCATATATTAAATGATGAGGTTATGAAAGAATACAATAAAACAATCAATGACTTTATATCATATTTAATTTCAGTTGGAGAACAACTAGAAGAATATGAAAAATGTAGTGAATTAATATTACAACAAAAACAATATAACAAATGGTTAACAATTAATTTAGAAACAGTTAAATCAATTTCAAACTTATTAAAAGATTTAAAACATAGATATGACGACTAAAAAAAGTATTGAATTAGTAAAAGAAGGATTTGCAAATGGTGTAGTAAAAGGTGGTCCGTTAGATGATTATCAAAAAAATGAAATGATTCAAAAAGCTGCAAAAGCTTATGGAGAATTTTTAGATGCACTACAATGTGATTGGAGAAATGATCCAAATTCAAATGACACTCCAAGAAGAGTAGCAAAAGCATATGTAAACGACTTATGGGCCGGAAGATATAATGGAGCTCCAGACATTACAGCATTTCCATCAGATGGTTATGATGGTATGGTATTTGAAGGAGGAATTCCATTAACTTCAATGTGTTCACACCACCATCAAACTATTATGGGTAAAGTACATGTTGCATATATTCCAGGTAAAGACAGTAAAGTTATTGGATTGTCTAAACTAAATAGATTAGTAGAGCATTTTGGTAGAAGAGGAGCTATACAAGAACAATTAACAGTTGCAATTCATAATTCAATTGATACTATTATTAATGATAGTAATGGTGTTGCTGTTATGATAGATGCAACTCATAATTGTGTTTCATGTAGAGGTGTTAAACATGGCGGAGCTTCAATGAAGACAAGTAAGCTTACAGGAGCATTTAAAAATGATAATGCAACTAGAGCAGAATTTTATGAATTTGTAAAAAGTTATAATAATGGGTAAATTTCAATCAAGTAAAGTATTTGACGGATTTAGTACAGTGTTTCGTCAATGGAAAGCAGAAGATACACACTGTAGATTTCTTCATGGATATGGTATTTCATTCAAAGTATATTTCGAAGGCGAATTAGACCATAGAAATTGGGTTTGGGATTTTGGAGGAATGAAAAGAGCTAAAACTACAATAGAAGGAATGTCACCTAAAGAATGGATGGATTTTATGTTCGATCATACAGTTATTGTTGCACATGATGATCCTAAGTTAGAACATTTTTCAGAGCTAGCAAAAGAAGGAATAATCCAGTTACGAGTAATTGAAGCAACTGGAGCAGAAAAATTTGCAGAATATATTTACGATAAACTAGATAATTTTGTCCATGCCGAAACTGAAGGTAGAGTAAGAGTTACTAAAGTTAAATTTATGGAACATAGAAAAAATGCAGCATATTATGGCGAATAATATAATATATGAATCTCCTAATGGAGGCAAAACAATTTATCAGCGAGAAATTGGATCTTCTGAAAGAAAAATAAAAAGTAGATTAAAAAGAATAGAAGATTATAATAAAGTACTACCTGTATTAGAAGTTTATAGATGTGTTCAAAGTGAAGGTAGCAGATTTGGTAGACCTACTATCGCAGTTAGGACTACAGGCTGTACCCATAGATGTTATTTTGGAGAAGGTGGTTGGTGTGATTCTTGGTATACAAGTATACATCCAGAAAAAGGTACATTTACATTTAATGATATTATTAAAATATATGATGAAAATCCGCATGTAAAAGAAATGATGTTAACAGGTGGTTCTCCTACTATGCATCCTGCTTTAGTAAATGAAATAACACATTTTGCAAATGAAAGAAACATTTTGGTTACGATTGAGACAGAAGGTTCTCACTTTCTTGAAACAGACTATCCGTTGGATCTTATTAGTCTTAGCCCTAAATTTAGTAATAGTGTGCCTGTACTTGGTGCTATTACACCTAACGGGGCTACAGCTGATGAACGTATGATTAAAGTACATAATAGACTAAGGCTAAATAAAGATGCTATTAGAAAAACAATAGACTATCATAAAGATTATCATTTTAAACCAGTATGGGATGGAACAGATGAAAATCTAGAAGAAATAGAAGCATTTAGAGTTGAAATGAATATTCCAAAAGAAAAGACATTTGTTATGCCGGCTGGAGATACAAGAGAACAATTAGTTAAAATGTATCCATTAGTATTTGAAATGGTAGCTGAAAAAGGTTATAATATGACCGGCCGAGATCATATAATAGCATATGATACAGAAAGAGGAGTATGAAAAAAAATGCATCATTTAATTCTGCATTAGAAGTACTAGAGGAGATAAGAGAAAATGTACAAACATGTTGTGCTATAACAATGGACCCAGATGATGTAGAATCTTTAATAGATGAATTAGAAGATATAATAGTAAGAATGAAAAAATTAGTCTCAGGACAAAAATAAAAGGAAAAGTTATGAAAATGAAACCAATAGGAGATCAAGTCTTAATACAAGAACAAGAAAAAGCAGAAAAAACAAAAGGTGGCATTATACTAGTCGATGGTGTTGAGGGAGAATTTATATATGCAAATGTAATATCTGTAGGTAATGGATTATTTACTCAAACTGGAAATAGAATACCAATGTCAGTTTCTCCAGGCGATACTGTTTTAATACATAAAAATAATACAGGTGCTCAAAAGAAAGTGAAACTTGATGGCACGGAATATATATTAGTAAGAGAAATGGAAATATCCATGGTTTCAAACTAATATGTTAAAAATAAAAAAAGATAAAAATGTTATAAAATCTAAAATGCCAAAAGGGCAAGCAATTGCTGTAACAGTCATTTATTACATTTTAATAATGTCTTTATATTTTTTGTTTACGTCATGTAAAAAAATAGACGAAAATGGATTTAAAACATATACTATTAGCAAAGGAAGTCATTACTCAGATGGTAAACTAGATAAATTATATGGCAATGATAATAAAAAAAATTCATGGCAATGGCAAGTTATTTTTGATAGCTCTGCAATTTATCAAACTTCGAATCCATTAAATCAATTAGATGTAAATAAATTACTAGGATTTTCAGATTGTGGAGATCATCATTCAACAACATCTCATCGAATTGGATGGAGATATAATAATGGATTAGAATTATTATCCTATAATCGTTTAAATGGCAATTTTTTATTTCAGCCAATAAGTACAATTAATATTAATGAAGTTATAAACATTGAAATGTCATTTGCAAATGAAAATTATATAATATGTATAGATGGAATTTGTGATACAATGCAGAGAAATTGTTCTTCTTGGACTGGTCGTAAATATACTTTATGGCCATATTTTGGAGGAAATGAAACTGCGCCGCATGACATAAAGATCAAAATAAAAAGTATATAAAATATGCCAGATAATAAAGATAAAAATCCTCCAAAAGGTAATATACGATTTAATATCACATTATCAGAAGAACAAAAACTAGCTAAAGCTGAAATATTAAATCACCCTTATAATTTCATAATAGGTAAAGCAGGTAGCGGTAAAACATTATTAGCTGTTCAAGTAGCATTAGATATGTTTTTTAAACGGAATGTTAACCAAATTATTATTACTAGACCTACTGTATCAAATGAAGATAATGGTTATTTACCTGGATCATTAGATGAAAAAATGGAACCTTGGTTAGTGCCAATTCGTTCTAATATGAGAAAAGTATATAATAAACCTAATATACTAGAAAAAATGGAAAATGACGAAAATATTGAATTAGTATCATTATCACATTTTAGAGGAAGAACGTTTGAAGATGCATGTGTAATTATAGATGAGTTTCAAAATCTAACTAAACAACAACTAGGAATGGTATTAGGCAGATTAGGTAAAAATTCAACTATGATATTAACTGGTGATCCGCAACAAATTGATTTAAAATTCGGCAATGACTCAGCTATACATGATGTTCCCAAAGTGAAAGACTCAAAATTTGTACATGCTGTTACTTTAAAAGATAATCATCGTCATTCAGCACTAAATGAAGTATTAAGACTATTGCAATCATATTCATAAATTTGGATAATTGATAATTATTTCTTATTATAAAATAAAAATATGATTAGATACGGTTATGCCTGTGTCAATATGACACTAACTAATAGACCTAAAAAACTTGGTGGCAGAGTTACTACTTCTAGGACAGCTAGAAAAGCTAGTTGGTATCCACACAACTTACAACTTATCAGTGATAAAGCATTAGAGAATGCAACTGATTTATTAACTTATCTTAAATGGAATGAAGAACATGGAATCACATTATTCAGAGTTGGATCAGAACTCTTCCCATGGCATGATCATTATGAATTACATGATCTCCCTGACTATGACAAAATTTCACAAAAATTATTTGAAGCTGGAGAATATGCTAGAGAGCATGGTCATCGTCTCACTACCCATCCTGGACCATTTCACGTCTTAGGTTCGCCTAGACAAGATGTGGTAGAAAAAAGTATTATTGGATTAGAACGACATTCACAAATGTTTGATCTAATGGGATATACACCATCATATGAAAACAAGATCAATATACATGTTGCTGGTGCTTATGGTGATCGTGAAGCTACTGCTAAGCGATGGATCAAGTCATGGCAACGACTTTCTGATGCATGTAAATCTAGATTAGTTCTAGAAAATGACGACAAGGCATCTATGTACAGTGTAAGGCATCTATACGAGCTTATACACCGTGAAATTGATATTCCTATTACATTTGACTATTGGCATCATACCTTTTGTACAGGCGATTTATCTGAACGTGAGGCATTCTTTATGGCTCGTGAAACGTGGGAGAAACATGGTATTACTCAATGTACTCACTATTCTGAATCTAGACGAAATGAGAAAAAATCATTCTTAAATGAAGTATGTAGTAAGCATGGTATTAGTTGGGAAGAAATTGATACATGGCCAACATTTGCTAAGTTCAAAAAAGAATTCTCAAAGATAAAAGAACAAGCTCACGCTGATTATATTTTAGATACTCCTAATACATATGATGTTGATAATTTAGATATAGTAGTAGAAGCCAAGGCAAAAGAGTTAGCTATTCTTCCAGTATTGGAAAAACAAAAAGAATTACTTATATTATAATTATGATTGAATTATTAGGATGGATTAGTACTGCATTAGTATTGTTAGGTTATATAATGAATGCTCGCCAATTAACTATATATGCAATGATTGCATGGATTATAGGAGATACTGGATGGATAGTATATGATTTCTTTATTGACAACTTTAGTCACTTAGTATTAAGTTTTGTTATTATATCAATTAATATATACGGAATGTATAATATAAAAAAAGCAGAAAAACAATAAATGTATCAAAATATAGCATATCACAAAAGAACTAACACAATGCATGTATGGGATGACAAATTAGGTCATCAAACATTTGAGTTTAAACCATATGGATATCTTCCAGATACATCAGGAGAATATATTGCATTAAATGGAACTAAATTATCAAAAACACCTGGTAATCATAAAGACAATTCAGATGCATATGAATCAGACTTAAATGAAGAAGTTAGAACATTAATAGACTTATATTATGAATCTGATTTAGTTTCTGAAGGACATGTTGATTTCTTTTTTGATATTGAAACTGCAAAAGATGTAGATGGATACTCAACTCCAGAAGATGTTAGAACTGAAATAACTTCGATTGCATACTATGATAAAGTTGGCAAAGACAGAAGAGTATTAGTATTAGATAAACAAAATAGACTACAAGACGATATTATATATGGAGATAATTATACAGTTGAAGTATTTGATAATGAAGCTAATTTGCTAATCAAATTTATCAATTACTTTTCAGAAATACAACCTACTGTTATATCCGGATGGAATACAGATGGATATGATATTCCATATCTTATTAATAGAATTAAAAAAGTATTAGGTCCGAAGTCTGCAAATAAATTATCACCAGCTGGAATTGTAGAATGGAATAAACATCGTGAACGTTATAAAATTTACGGAGTGTCAAGTTTAGATTATATTAAATTATATAAAAACTTTACATATACAGAACTTCCTAATTATAGATTAGATACAGTAGGTAAGACTGAATTAGGAAAAGGCAAAATTGAATATGATGGAGATTTAGATGATTTATTTGTTACAGACATTAATAAGTTTATAGAATATAATATGACTGATGTTGATCTTGTATTTGAGTTAGATGAAAAATTACAACTAATTAATTTAGCAAGAACTATATGCCATAAAGGACATGTTCCGTATGAAGATGTTTATTATGCATCTAAGTATTTAGATGGCGCAGCTATTGTAGATTTAAAAAGAAACGGATTAGTAGCGCCAAATAAACAATTTAGATTTATAGAAGATGAACAGCAAGACAAATTAGCTGGTGCATATGTTATGCCCCCAATACCAGGATTATATAAATGGATATATGATTTAGATTTAACATCTTTATATCCATCAATAATTATGAGTCTTAATATATCTCCAGAAACTAAAGTTGGAGTAGCAAAAAATTGGAATCAAGAACTGTTGCTAAAGAAAGAGCCAATATTAGTAACAATATCAGATGGAAATTCTAACATAGAAGTTAAAGACTTTAAAAAATGGTTGATCGAAACAAATTCAACCGTTGCTTCAAATGGAGCTATATATTCAACTAAACAAAAAGGATTTCTTCCAAAGATATTAGAAAAATGGTTTGATGAACGAGTTGAATTTAAAAATGAACGTGATAACCATGAAGTAGGTAGTGAAAAATATAAATTTTATGATGCAATGCAACTTACTCAAAAAGTATTATTAAATTCATTTTATGGAGTATTAGGATTAAAGACATTTAGATTTCATGATTTAGACAATGCAGGTGCTATTACAGCAACAGGTCAAAGCGTTATTAAATTTTCTGCAAAAGTTATTAATGGATATTATAAAAAAGAAATTGGTAAAGATTATTTTATTAATGCAAATGGTAATAAAGCAGAATTTTCATTCTATACGGATACTGATTCAACATTTGTTTCTAGTTTACCTCTTATAGAAAAACGATATCCAAATTTTGATGAGTCTGATGAGAAATTTATGATTGAAAAAACTAATGAGATAGCATCTGAAATACAAAGTTATGTAAATAAAATGTATGATCAATATGCAATTCATTTTCATAATACTTCTGATCATAGATGGCAAATAAAACAAGAATATGTTGCAAAATCTGGTTTATGGATAGCAAAAAAGAGATATGCTCAGTGGGTAATCTTTAAAGAAGGCAAACCTACAGATAAAATGGATATAAAAGGTTTAGATGTTGTTAGATCCTCATTTCCTACTGAGTTTAAAACTATAATGAAAGAAACGTTATGGTATATATTAAAACAACAATCTAAAAATGATACTACTGATTTAATAATGGATTTTAAAAACAAAATACAAGATTCTCCAATATTAGATGTAATGAAGAATACAGGCGTTAAGAATATTACAAAGTATACAAAAGGAAGAAAAACATTGTCTGGATATCAATCAGGAACACCAGTTCATGTTAAATCTGCAATTAATTACAATGATATGCTTAAACATTTAGGTATTAATAAACATGCAAAAAACTTTGCAGAAATACAAAATGGAGATAAGATTAAATGGGCATATCTTAAAAGTAACTCCATGGGATTTGATACTATTGCATTAAGAGGTTATGAAGATCCTAAACAATTAACAGAGTTTGTAGAACAATATATTGATAGAAATAAGATATTTGATAGAGAGATTCGTGGTAAGTTAGATGACTTTTATGCATCTATGAATTGGGATAAATTGCCTGAAAATAATAACATGAATAAATTCTTTTCATTTGGATAATTCAATAAAATTAATTATAATAAATAAAAAATATGTACGGTAAGAATCAATGGAAAGGTAGAGAAGTTGAAGGTCGTTATTCAGATCTTATGACTTTCTTTGTAAGAGAATTAGATTTCACTAATAAAAATAGTTATGGATTAGACATTAAAAATCTTAATGAATATCCTCATTATTATTTTACAATTGAATTCATGAAAAAATCTTTAAAAGAAGAACATTATTTAGAAACATTAAGATGGATTCTAGATAATTCTAATAGTGCTGTTACTATAGAAGCAAATGAAGAAACATTAACAGCAATAAAACCAGATCTATTTAATAGATGTCATATCATATATAGAATATCTGATCCTTATTTAGAAATGTTAAAGGCTACTGATACATTATCAATTGATGCTGGATGGTATAGAGTTCATCAAGTAACTAAATGTAATATGATGGAGATTAGTCCAGATAATTATAAATTTGATGAAGAAATATGAAGTATTCAGTAGTCGTATCATTTAGTATGGAAGGATTTCATTGTTGGCCAGAAGCTAAAGAAATATTTCCAGAAGTAGGATTTTTATCTGACAGACATAGACACATGTTTGGATTTCGATGTTATGCAAAAGTAACTCATACAGATAGAGATGAAGAGTTTATTTTAATGCAAAGAAGATTAAAAAAACAATTAAGAACTAATTTTGGTGGCAATATATTAGAATTTGGTAGAATGAGTTGTGAAGATATTGGTGCTTGGATTATGGAGAAAAATAGTAATTTATATAAAGTAGAAG